CTGAGTGCTGCCCAGTAAAGGTAGTGGTCCTGGGCGTCCATGTGGTACTTGGGATTCCGGCAACTGTTGTGCCGATTGAGGAACTGCTGCATGAATGGCCACCCCATATACGTGGGGATGAATGCAATGGCCAATGCCGTTGCCTGGTCGTGGATGCTACGTCTACTCATGTCACGTACAGTCCACATGAGCTTACGCAGTTGCTTACCAGGGTGTGGCACGAACTGCCAACCACCTCGGTGCCTTGGCCATAGACCAAGTGAAATGAAGCTAATATCCATTGGGTTTGTGAACAGGCTCCTTTCAGGTGTTATGCCTGTCGATGCTTCATAAAAGTCGAGCGCGGGGCCCAGCACTTCAGGGGGTGGCAACTTGTCATAGTAGTATACACCAAGGTAGTCATCACCCATGAAAAATGCCCTGACTTTCTTAGGGCGTAGCTCTATGGGTAATGCCCGCAAAACCCATGCCACAATCAGCATGGATATGATGGTGTTACCAACTGACGTGTTCCAATCCCCACTCAAGCGCTTCCATGCAGTTATGTAGCGCATGAGGCTGGGTATTTGATTCTTCAATCTGATGAGTCCCTTAGCTCGCTCACTGCGTTTTAGAAATGTCCTAGCAAGTAGCAAATCCACTAGCGCATACACACGCGCCTCTTGTTCTAGCAGCTCCTTTTGCATTGTAGAATCCCAGTTCTTCCCATCACGTTCATCGAGCAGGTATGGCATCGGGTCACTCAGCCAATCAGTGACCATATCACTTAACTCATCGTGATTGTACCCAGCCGCATACACGAACTGGGCGTTGATACCATCCACCTCAAACACTGTCTTTGACACTTTCTTGAGGCCGGCAGCTACTGCATAATATTCAACTGGATGTTCGTAGGCTGTGGCTTCATTCTTGTTCCCCTGTATTAGCCTGGCTTTCTTCGGCATCGCGGCCTGGACCTCACGCTTAACGAAGGCCACAATGTCTTGGTGTTTAGGTTCCTGCATGGCTTTAGAGAGTTCAATTTTCCGGATTTTGTTTAGGCCCTTGTCAGCTTTCCACGCTTCAAGGTTACCCGTTTGCATGAACTCGTGAAATCCCTCAATAAAG